GGTCAACATCGGGAATGTCAGCGGCAGGGTGATCTCGGTGAGCCCCGGAGTGCGTAAAAAGTTTATTTCACCCTCATTAAGCAGCTCCAGTGTTTTATTTTTGCCCTTAATTTTGATGTCGAGCTTGCCGGGCGTTTCCGGCATAAGCACGCCACCTAAGTAACATTTATAACTCATTCCTCGTGCGCCCCCTCTGCTACTGTACTCAACGCATTAACAAAGCCCGTGGTAAGCTCATCAACAACACCGTCAATGTCAAGGGATCCGTCAATGCGGTTAGTCATTCCTGTCATATCAATTTTTACCTCTGCGGTAGTAAAGCGGTTAATTGCCTCCTGTTCCGCAATATCACGCAAGTACGCCAGCTCCTCCGTGGTTTTGTCGGTACCGCCTGCAATACTGCTGGTATCACCGGCAATGCCCTCAAGAGTATCACCGTAGCCGAGCAGATCGCCATTGCTTGCTGCACCTGCATCCCCACCGGCACCGCCGAGGAGTTTATCAAAGGAAATGGCATCCTTGATGCCGGCGCCAACCTCTGCACCCTTGCTGTAAGCATCGGAGCCCCAGCCATCCTCAAAGGTATCAAAGGTGTTAAAGCCCTCACCAACCTTGCTCCAATCAAGCTCGTTGGTGTTCCAGGCATCGGTAACGCTTGCATAGTCATAGGTGCTCATAGCATCGCCTACATTTTCATAGGCAAAGGTATTAAAGCCCTCATCCCACGCCTCGCTGATGCTCTTGTAACTTTCCTTTTTGCCGTTCAGCTCGTCAATTTTCTTGGATGCAAAATCGAGCCCGGAGGTGTCGATATTTACGCCCATCCAGCCAAGGCATTTGTTGGCCTTTTCGGCCAAAGACTTGATGCCCTGCATTACGGCGTTTACCATACTCCAAAAGCCAATTTGGATGCCGATCCACGCATTGCTAAATGCGGTACCCACATTGCTTGCCGCCGCCTTGAGCACATTCCAAATACCCATACCGAGGTTTGCAAACCAAAGGCCGGTATTTTTGATAATAGCCCAAGCAGCGTGGCCGAGGTTAGCAAACCACAGCCCAATGTTTTTAATTACCGCCCAGATGCTCAAACCGAGGTTTGCAAACCACAAACCAACATTTTTGATAACCTCCCAGGCGGCAATACCGCAGTTAGCGATCCAAAGCCCAATATTTTTGAAAAGGGCTCCCAACCAATAAATTGCACCCATAATCTGCTCAGTAAACATAAAGAATACCACAATAAGTGCAATTACGGCGGCAATGATCCAGGTAATGGGGCAAGCCCACAAAGCCGTATTAAAAGCGGTTTGGCCAACCGTAGCGGCTGCTGTTGCAACCTGCTCTGCGGTCAAGCCTGCGGCCGCCAAAGCGGCTGCTGCCGCCTCCGAGCCCAAGGCTGCTGTGTTTACGCCTGCCGCCTCAGCGGCTTTTAGCGTTGCCTTAGCACTTGCATAAGCTGCAACAGCCTTAATGCCCTCTACAATGGCCGCACCGGCAAGGTAGCCCTTGTGTATCAGCAGGGCTGTGTTGTAGGCGGCAAACGCCGCCACAATGCCCCAGACAAGGGGCCCAAGCGTGCTCCAATTCTTAGCAAAGAAATTGTAAACTTTTACGCCTATATTGAAAACACCCAGCAGAATTTGTGCAAGGAGTGCAAAGCCGTTAAGCAACCCGCTTATGGTGTTTTGCACCTGCTGATCGCTTGCAAGCTCACCGATCTTTTGCAGTACCGGCTCCAGGGATAAGATGGCTTTATCTTTCATCCCGGTCCATACCTGCCCCCAAGTCATAGGCATAGCGTTAAACTTGGTGTTAATATCATCGGCGCAATAAAACATTGCATTTTTGATAATATCGGCGGTAAGTACGCCCTCGGATGCAAGCTCCTTAATGTTGCTGGCATCTATCTTTTCAACCTCGGTGAGGTATCGCTTGATGTTTGCAACAATGGGCTGTGCATTATCGAGCACGGCGTTTAACTCCTCACCCTGGAGCTTGCCTGCGGCAAGTGCCTGGGTAAGCTGGAGCATTACGCTATCCACGCCCGATGCAGAGGTACCGGCTACAACAAAAGACTTGTTAAGCAGCTCCGTAAAAGCAATAAGCTCATCGTTACTGCTGAAAGCATCGCCCGCCTGCATACCGAGTTTTGAAACGGCATCGGCGGTGGTTTGATACGCCGCCCTTGCCCTCGTAGCAGATGCACGGATCTTTGCCTCCAAACTGTCAACGGTGTTGTTATCGTCAACCATAAGGTTAAGGCGTGCCTCTGTTTGGGCTTGGGTGTCCGAAAGCTCCACCAAAGAGCCGAGTGTTTTCATACCGAGGTACGCAGCCGCAACGCCCTTGAGCTTGCTCAAAAGGCCACCGGCACTCTTGTTGCCGGAGTTTAATTGCTTGTTTAGGGTGCTTTGCTGATCGTTTATCTCACGATAATTACGCTCCATTTCGTCAAGCTGTGCATTAGCACGCCCAATTTCCTGCCTTGCTTGGGCAATATCTTGGGTGTTTATAGCCTGCCCGGAGGCACGCTGTACGGCCTCAAAGTTGTTTAACATCAACCCCATAGCCTTGTTAATGCGCCTCAGCGTGGAGGTCATACCATCGTTTAACACGAGGGAAGATCTTACAGCTCCCATAAGTACCTCCTTTCCGGCAAAGCAACAGCAGGACCGTTAAGGCCCTGCTGTTATCGCCGTTTTGCTTTTCGTTTTGCCGCTGCTGCCTCTTGCTTTTCTTTTTCAACCCGTACATCAATGGCGGCAATTACAAACGCCTGCTCATACGGATCCATAGCCAAAAACTCAGAGGGTTTCCAGCGGAATTTGTGGAGGGCATAATAGGCATAATTAGCCTCTGGATCGCCCTCCGTTATTAGTTTTTTGCCTCATCCACCATTTCGCCCATATCGGTAAAGCCGTTGAGCTCCAGGATAGTGGAAATAAGCTCATCAAACTCACCGGGCATAAGCATAGCAGAAATAAGCTGCTCGGCGCCCATAACGCCGTAGCTTTCCTGCAATTCGGCGTTGTTGAGATCCGGGAACACCACGCACTTAACAGCCAGCTTGGCCTGGTAGGTTGCGGTGTCAAACTCCTGCGTGTACTGGCCACGCTTGCCGTTTACCGGCACGCTTTTCATACAGCTTTTGCGGAGCTTTTGGTTTTCACCCGCAGTAATAGCGGCAAGCTCCCACTCAAGGGGCTTGCCGTTATCAACAAAGCGGGGGGATGCTACAAATTTGCGGTTATCAGCCTTTTTGGCGTTCTGTGCGAAAAATGCACTCAAAGTATTAGCCATTTCGGTATGTCCTCCTTATTTTCTTTGGCTTACATATAAGCCGGGTTTTTGTACTTTTCGGGGCGTGTGATGCTGTTAGCAAAACCGCTGATCTCCTGCTCAATGAAATCATCCTCGGAGCCTGCCAACGAAAGCAGCACATCACCATCAAGCACGCAATCATTGTACACCTTAGAGGTGCGGCCCATAGAGGTTGCAGGATCCTCGTTAGAGGTCTGGATGTCCATAGTGGGCATAACGCCGGTGCTCATAAATTCGTCAAGCACATCGTCAAAAATCTCGGTGCACTTGTAAATGGTCATAGTGAACGAAAGCTCAACCGATGTGGGCTTTTTGCCCATAATGATGGAGCCCATACGGGGCACATCCTGGTTGGAAATGCTGGCCTTGCCCTCAAAGTTCTTACACATAAGCATAGCGTAACGCTTGCCCTTGAGGGTAACAAAAACCTCTGCATATTTCGCAACCGGTGCATCGTTGGTTGCCATTACATTTTTAGTGTTCATTTATGCCGCCTCCTTTACTGAATAATAACGCTCATATAGAGCTGGCTCATCGCATTTACGATGTTAAGGCCGTTAATGGTGAGCAGTACAGCCTTTTTGTTATCGCCAACCTCAACCGTTACCGTGTCGCTGTCAAAGTCCTCAACCGCACGGATGCGCTCAAGTTCCTGTACGAGCTTAACGATGTCATTCCAAAGCGTTGCACGCCCGGAGGCATCATTCGGTACCTGGCCAACATAGCGGGTGTTAAAGAGCACCGCAACATCGTTGGCGATCTGGTCGCAAACTCTCACGGTCTGGTTGCTCTGGAAAATTGCACCCTTTTCCTCGGTGAGGGTAACAAGGGTGTTAATGTCCTCAAGCACACGCACCGTGCCGTTTACATTGTGGAGCATAAACTTGCCCGCCTTGATGCAAGCCTCAAGCTCAGCCTGGGTGTATTCCACATCCACGATAAGCTCACCGTCATACTCCGTATTGGTGAGGGATCTGTTGACAGCCACGCCCGCCTGTGCACCAGCCACCCAATAAACAAGGGCGTGCTTATCCACAGAGGCAATGGATCCGTGGCTTGCCTCGTTCCATACACCGATAACGCCCTCATAAACAGCCTTGGGCTGCCAAGCCACCAGCTGAGCCTTGGAGCCGAGGGTATCACGCACACGCTCATTAAACTTGGCGTAAAGCGTTACCGTGGTTTCATCCTCAGCAGGGCAGCAAAGGGCGTTGTATGCGTAGCTTTCAATGGCATCAAGGAAAGCCTGGTGATGTTCACCGGTGATGCTTGCACAGTTTGTGCCGCCGGTCATATTCTTGCCCGCAGTTTCTGCAAGGGTTGCATCCTTTTTGAACACAACAAAAGCGTTGTCAACAAGGTTGGATGCACCTGCAACGGTCTGGGTTTCAAAGAATACGCCGCCCACATAGGTGCTAACATCAAAAGCTGTGGGCTCGTCAACATTCTTGGTAACAACAATGCTGATGTCATTACCACGAGTGCCGGGGTGCTTTGCGGTGCCGTAGTCATTGGCAGCCTTAACACCGCCCGTGCCCAAGCGGTAACAGTACACTTTGGTTGCGTGGCAGAAAATCTCACGCAAAGCAAGCATTTCCGGGGCATCGTAGCCATAGCCGAAAATGATCTTGCTGTTTTTCTGGAAATCGCCGGAAGTAACCTCAAAAACGGTACCCTCCGGGCCCCAATTCAGCACAAAGGGGGCTGCCGCAATGCCTCTGTCGGAAAGAGCCGCAGTAGCCTTGGCCAAACTGGAAAAATTGATATAAG